ATTATCCTATCCTTGGTACTGGTTGTGCTTCAGCAGTTTTAAGCCCTGCTAAATTTCTTTGCATCCTGTAGAAAGTCTCATCTTCTACATCTGCTTGTCTTTGTAACTCTTCTCTTGGTTCAAATATCTCATCTAATACATCTGCTCCACCTTCTGTGAGTATATCTACATCTGGTTCTTCTGCTTCCATACCAGGTGTTTGTATCGCTTGACCTGTTGTAATATCATAACTTAGTGAAGGTGCAGTACCTGCTCCTAATCCTGTTAGTGATTGTTTAAACTGCTCTACTGGTCCTTCTACTAATTTGCCTGTAATGTATTGTTTCTCATAGTCTGACAATGGAGCACCTTTTCTAGCTTCTGCTTTTTTCTTTAAATCTTCTACATATTCGTCTAAGGCTTCGTCACCAAATGTATATCCTCCACTTAGTCCACCTAACGCTGCAGCTTGTGTTTGACCTGCTAGTACTTTAAGTCCTGCAGTCCATGTAAATGCACCACCATTATTCATACTAAATTCCATAGCTGCTTTAAGTCCTTTAAGAAACTCATCATCTATTTCAGCTCCTATAGTTTTATTTAAATCTATAAGACCTGCAGCAGATAATAAATTTTTAGTTTGCACTCTAAGATAAGGTGTTAGTTGTCTAGCTTGTGCTCCTATATCTGTAGGAAAGTAAACATACTTATACGCAGCACCTGTTCCTAATATATCTCTTCGTTGTGATTGCCATTCATCACTTGTTAAAAACTCTTCAGCAGAAATTATCTTAACTACTGCTCCTTCTTCTGGGTCAGTTATTCCTGTTTGTACTTCATACTCTTTAAGATAACCATTACCTAATGGTGTCTTGGTTGTTGCACCTGCAGTATCTAAGATACTAGCAATTCGTACATAAAAATCTTCGTCTACACTACTACCACCTGCTGTAGCATCTCCACTTCCTACTCCACCAAATGGTCCTGATGGAACTGTTGTAGTTGTAGTTGTGTCGTAATGTCCTGGTGTATGTACCATATTATCCTTCTAATCCAAATCTAGTAAGCTCGTAAGAGAATACCTTATCAAATATTACCAAAAATTTAGGATTATTTCTTCCTATTTCCTGTGCTTTAGTATACAACTGATTACGAACTTCTTGTGCTTGTACAGTATTACTTGTACTAATCCACCTCATAGCATCTTTTTCTATAGGATAACCTCTACTATCTGCTACAGCATCTATTGCCTGTGCTCTAAAATTAAGATATGAAGCTATCTCATTTCTATTGTCAAAGTTATCTAGTCTTGGGTCCTTAACAGCTCTTTCTAAATAATCTATAAGTACATCATTAGGTACACCTGTTTCATAATCAGAACCTAAAACTTTATTTAACTCTGAAGAATTACCATAAGCCATTGGAAACATTTCTGCTAAATCAGCTTCTATTAATGCAAACTTAGCTTTCTTTCTAGCAACTCTTTCTCCTGGGTCAGCTGTGCTATTGTCTATAACTTTAGACCAGTAATCTTTTGTTGCTACTTCTATTGCACTAGCAAGGAATGTTTGTGTTGATACATAAAACTCATCTGATGTTTTTGGTGAAAACAATCCTAAGTTAGATATATAACTTACTCCACCATAATCAACATTACCTTCATCTAATCCTGGAGCAAACAATGTTAACACTGGTCCATAATCAGCAGCAAGTTCTGGGTTATCTAAAACAAAATCATACTCTGGTGTAGTTCTTGGTAAGATACCACCTTGTGATATGTTCTTACCTTTTAACTGTAAAGCAGTAGAAGTAAAACCTTCTGACAAATCTTTACTATCTAAACCTAATAACTTAGCTACTTCTAGCAACGCATAGAACTCACCTTGTGGTCCTAGTGTCATTACATACTCATCCTTAATATCTTGATAGAAACCATGTATAACAGAAAGCTCTACAAAGTTGTTGTACACTAATCCACTATCTTCACCCTTAGTTCCATACCATTCTCCAAATGCAACTTCATTACCTTCTACTGCATACATAATAGATAGTCTTGGTATGAATGGGTTTACAAATCTATCCCATGCTTTAAGTTGGAAGAAGTTAGCTGCTAGTGTCATAGCAACAGTTTCTAATGCTTCTTGGTCATCTGCTAAATCTGGTCTTAATATACCTGCTACTTGATACCCAGTGTTTATAGCTGATAACCATTGGTCTTCATCTAGTCCTGCTGTATCTAAATTTGTAGCAAGTTGATTCAAAAGATTCTTACCAACTGATGGTATTGTGGTTTCTAATAATATTCCTGGAATATCTTCTAGCGAATCATACTTTGCACCTGTTAATTCAAATCCACCAAATACATATTTCTCTAAATTCTTTTTAGCTTTAGGTTTATCTTTAACTAACACACCTACAGGTAATGCTATTGCAGGTCCTACTGGTGGGAATAATCCTCCACCACCAACATTTAATGCACTAAGTGGTATTCCTCTTTTAGCAATAATCTTAGAATCAGCAAGTGACATATCATCAGTAAACGCACCTCTACCTTCAGTCTTTACATAATCTTCAAATGGTGTTCCACCTACTGGTACTATTAAATACTTTTCTCCAGAAGGGTCTTCATATATAAAGTTATGTTCTATACCTTTTCTATAACCAAATCCTATTTGTGCTATTGCTTTAGGATTAGCTAAACCTAGGTTGTAATATCTACCTAACACTTCTCGCCATGCTTCAAAGAAAGCAAAGCCTACTCTATATGCTTGTGAGAAAAACCCTCGTTCTGTTAGGTTATATAATAACCTAGAGTGTAACTCAAAAGCATACTCTACAGCTCTTTCATGTAAATCTTCCATAGACATAACTCTTGGTGTAGATGCAGATTTTATATCTGACAAATCTAACATAGATTGATAGTCTCCACTAAATGTTCTTTGATTTAAAATTGGATTAGTTTGTGGTTTTAATATTTTAACAATACCTGCTTTTTCATCTACAATAGCTCTAATACCTGCAGCTTGTAACACATCATTACCAATCACTGCACCTGCTCTTGGAGATGTAATAGCTTTATTAGGCTTTAGTATTTTTTTGTTAGAACCTATAAGTAAATCTTGCCCTGCTCTTCTTATAACATCAAATGCTCCTGCAGTATTGCTAGGTATAGCTCCTTGATAACCAGCAGTAGTGATATTACCTATAGCTTTTTGGTCTGCTAGTATCGCTATGTATTGTGCTTTAGCAAGTGCTTCATCTGTTCCATCTATTACTTGTGCAGCAACACCCTTTTTAATTCTTATAGAAACATCTAAATAAAGTTTTTCATTTTCTATCCAACCACCTAACACATGGTCTTCTTTCTTTAACAATGTTTTATTCTTAATAATAAAATCTTCTATTTGTTTTCTTGTTACAGGAGTATCTAGTATTACTTCTTTAGTTTTATATGGTGACACATAATAACCAGGTATGTTTGTATTATTTTTTCTACCTAAATCTATACTCCATCCTTCTGGATTAGCTTCTATGTATTCGTATGCTCTATCTATAGCATCTTCTACATCTGCTTTTTTTCTAAGTATTGGTCTTGCAACTTTCTTACCTACTACTCTATTTAATGTACTAATACCCACATCATGTGTTATTTCACCTTGTGCATTTTTAACTTTATTAGTTGTCTTACCTTTTTGTAATTTTACTTTAAGTCCAATAACATTAGGTGTAGAACCATCTATACCTAGAACTTCAAACAATTCTTGTTTAGTTATTGTCTTATCAAACTTACCTTGACTACTAGCTAGATACTCTATGGCATCATCTACTAATGCTTCTGCATCTACGCTTTCATCTAGTGCATTAGTTACTGCTCTAACAAGTGCATCTCTATTTGGTATAGAACCATTAATAATAGCTTCTGATTTATTGACAGAAAAGTTATATACACCTATAGCGTCACCATCATCACCTAATCTGTAATCAGCTACAGCAGATTGTTTTTTAAATACTTTAAGTTCTGTGTTATATAGGTTTAAATCAAAAGTAAGTTCATTATTGAATGTATCTAATCTTTTTAGTGATGTAATTTGTTTTTGTCCATTATCACTATATGCAATTATGGATAACGAATCACCATTATCAAATACTTTAACTGGAACAGTTCTTTCTGTAACAGCTAAATCAGGTGCTAAATTTTTAATAGCATTGTATTCTTGCTCAACTAATTTAAATATATCATCACTAAGATTTATAGATGACTCTGGGTCTTTATGTAGATTCATTATTTTATTAAGACCTTGTTTAGATGTAAATGGAATACCTGCTTCTATAAAATGTTCATAACCTTGTTTAAACAAAGGTACTCTAATTAGGTCAGCTTCCATTTGTGCAGTAGCAAAAAACAAAGCGTCTAATCCTTTTTGAAATGCAGTTCTTTCATCTACTTCTGGTTTCATTTTAGGAACTTGGTTAGGCATATTAGTTTGATTTTTAAGTGTAAGTTTTTTAATTTTTGCATTATAAATAGCTAGATTTTCTGGTGTCATAGAATCTGTACTACGCAAATCAACTCTTCCTACTTTACCTGTAGCAAAAATGTCTATCATATCTCCACTACCACCAGTTATATTGTTTATGCTTTGTACATAGTGTTTAGCTAACTCATCAAAGTTTTCTGTTTTATATGCAATAGGTAATGTACCTCTTGCATAAACATTTCTTGACTGCATCATTTTATTTGCTTCTTCTATAATTGCTTGTACAGAAGGAGTCTCTTTGTAAAACTTAGCTATATCTGTGTAATCTAAACCTTTTCTCATTAATGCTGCTGTAATCATAGCTAAGTCATCATCAATATATTCAAAGAAATATTCTTGTACAGCTTCTATATATTCATCTGACAACTTAAAATCTAACACACCATCAGGCATAGGAACATTTTTTGTTCCTACCTTATTAATTAAGTCATAACCTGTATCTGGAAATCTTCTACCAAATGCAAATGTTGGTGATGCAGATGACAATGATTGTAATTCTGGTATACCATACTCTGCACTATCTTGTAAAACACCTAATGCTTTTCTTACAGGCATAGGTAATTTTTCATTTAATCCTTGCAGTTGTTGATTTTTAAATTCCAATGGTCTAGTTATTTTATATGGACCAACTAAAGATGTTTCTGGTGTATATCCTAACGCTCTAGCTATTGCACCATTTGCATCATTTAATAAAAACCTAAGAAATTTTACAGGACTTCTAAACGCTGACCTAACACCAAGCAAAGATGCTCTTATGTGTCCATCTACTGTAAGTTTTGCTGGATAAGAAAATCTACCAAGCAACTGTAGTGGATAGAATACTCCTCTTACTAATCCAAATGTTCCTTTTTCTATAGCTGACAAAACTTTTTCTTGACCTTTAAACAATATTCCTGGGTCTCCTATACCTTTAGCAATAGCTGATATCTCTGCACCCATAGGAGTATCTTCATCCCAGAAAGTTCCTCGTTTACCATCTTCAAATGCTTTTCTAGCTTTATCAAATACTTTATCAATACCCTCTTTTTCAATTAATGCTTTAGCTCTTAATCTTCTTCTTTGTGATGTACTTTTAATTATTCCTACTACATCTGGTATCTCTATGGTGTAACCTCTAAATTGATTTAAAAGTTCTATAGAGTTTCTTGTAAATTCTTGTGGTACTTCTATACCTTCTACTTGTCCACTAAATTGTCTCTTTGTAAGAATATCTATCTCATCTACTGGATAAAACTCATCTGTTCTTGATGGTGTTAAGAAATCTCCTACATCATCACTAAACATTCTTGGACCTTGTTTCATGTTTCCAAAAAACTCTGTTATCTCTTTATCTGATAGTCCATACAAATACCTAAGTTGTAATGCACCTTCTGTTCTAAGCAATCCATCATAATAAATATCTTGTGCTTTTGTATACAAACCTTCGTCTGCTGCATTATAAAAATCTGTTAATAACTTGTTTAAACGAGTTTCTGGTACTTTAAATATATTTCCAACTCTTGAAAATATAACAACAGCTTCTTGTATGTTTCTTAAATCTACTTGTCCACGATTAGGCAATCTTATATCTGTACCATTAATTAATTCTTTAAGTGTTCCACCTCTTCTGCCTGTTGCAGTAATACTGTTGTCTATATCTTTTTCTCCAAATGCTCTAATCAAGTTATCTGATATAACTTTGGACTGTATTCTAAATTGACCTGTTTTACCTAGCGAGGATTTTCCAAACACCATATCTGATACATAACCATTATTAAATCCATCTATAAGACCTTCTTTAATAATTGCAGGGTCAGTTGCATCAGCTACAGTCTTTGCAAACTTATGATTAAATCCTGAATTAATCATATTTAAAAATGTAGGTTGATTTGCTTTGTTAGCTTCTACAATAACAGTAGACATACCATCTAGTATCTCGTCATTGTTTTGCCAAAACTCTGCTACAGTTCCACCTTCATCAACAAATCTTTTCATTTCTTTTTGTGCACCAGCAAGTACTTCATCAAATTTCTCTGGAACTTTACCTGCTATTCCTACACCTCTAGTAAACATAACACCTGGGTCTGTGTAGTACATAGCAACTAAATTCATAGCACCACCCATAATTCCTGATAAACCTTTGTTAGGGTCAAATGCTACCTTAGTTAACTCTTCATCTCTTTCATCTTCTAATTCATCAACAAGTTTATTCTTTTGTGTAATAGATATTTCACCTGTATCAAATGCTTGTTCTACTTGTAATATTTTTAAATCATATAGTTCTTGTGTTTCTTCATACATTACATTTTCAGGTGCATATCTACCTGGCATATTTCCTGTAACTAAGTAACTAGCAAAATCTCCTATGTTAGAAGATATCTGTGCTTTTTCATAACCTTCTCTTAACTTTCTATTTTCTGCTGCTGGTGTAGACTCAGCTAATATATTTAATAAAGGATTGTCTGATACTTCTTCTGTAACAATGTCATACCAGTTGTTTAAAGCCAAACTAGCTTTTTCTGTTTGTGTAAGTTCTCTTTGTAATTCTTTTTCTTGTATTCGTATTTCATCAAGAGTATTTTCTTTTGTTGCTTGAATAGCAGCTTCTATATCAGTTTTCTGAACATACCCTTCTCCTTCAGCATCTACTACACCTTGTGTAGCTAACCATGCTTTTGATTTAGTTTCTACATCAACTAAGGAATCTACTGGTGTATCTAAACCAAAAATATTTAATAAAGTTTCTGGAGCTGTTGTAACATAATTATTTAAAGTTTTTATAAATGCTTTTGCTCTTACACTTGATGCTTTCCATTCTTGTTGATTATCGTTACGACCTTTTTTTTCAAACTCAATCATGTCTTGTCTAGTAAGACCCATTTCAGCAAGTATCTCTTCTTCGTATTGTGCATAAGGCACACCTAATTGATTAACTACACCTCTTTGAATAACATCAAAAATACTATTAAGACCCATAAAAAGAGTTCCTGTTAATAACTTATTATTCTTTTCGTAACCTAAATCTTTACTTGTCTGTTTTAATATTGCATCATTGTTACGAACTATCTGTTGTTCTTTTTTTAGATAATCTGTAATAGCATTTGGTTTGCCATTAGTTAAATTAACTTGTATAGGTTTAGTAGTTTTATATAAGTCATAATATTGTTCTGGTGTAACATTCAACTCTGCTGCTGATACTACCAACTCATCCATTTCTAATGAGTTTAAATCTTTTAAGTCTTGGAAGTTTTGAGTAAGTGCATCTAAATCAGTATTAGCTTTAGTAGCATCTTTCTTTTTATTGTATGCAATACTTTCGTTTTGTTTTTCAAAGAAGTCTTTGTTCCATTTATGATAAATGCTCATTAGAACCTCTGATTAGTTACTGGTGCTTTTTCCTTAATTAACTCTATAAGTATTTGAGTATCTGAACCTACTGGCAAACTAACTGTTTGTTGTGGGTTACTATCAAATGTTCCTGGTTCATCTTGCCTTTCAGTACCTTTAGCGAATATATCTTCTGGTGTATATTGCATAGCTGCTGCATCTTGTGGTAATAACATATCAGAAGGTGGTTTACCAACTGCAGCTATTTGTTTTTCTTGCTGCGTATATCCACCAAATTCATCAGAACCTGGTATAGGTTTTAAAACTACATCTTGAAATGCACCATCTATTTTAGGTTTTCTACCACCTGGCATTGTTACCATCCTCATCTGGGTCTTCTATTTCAAAACCCATACTTATACTAAACCATACACCAGGTAATGGTGTAGGTAAAATAAATGCACCTAGAGGAACATCCCCTTGTACAAATAAATCTCTTATTATGGTTGGTTGAGATTCTACTTCTGGAATATCCCAATCTTCATTATTTATAATATTGTAAAATCTTGCATTAACTTCTGATGGGTTTTTAGCCAAGAGGTCCTCCTGGTGGAAGTCCTGGTCCTGCTGCTAATTGTTCAGGTGGTAATCCTCCACCTAGTTGTGCTAAAACAGAAGCAATATCTGGTTCAGCTTGTGGAATCTGTGGTCCACCTGCACCAGTTAACGCAGCTTCTTGTGGTGTCATTTCTGGTTCTTCTGGTGTATAAAACTTATCAAGTATCTCTGAAATATTTTGTGGGTTTTTTCTAATCTCTATAGCTGCCATAGTTGCTTTAGCATTACCTTGTGCAGCTTGTGCCATTAATGATTCAAATAATACATTCTCTGCTTTTTCAGAGTTAACTCTGTTTTGCACTTGGGATATATTATCAATACCATCAAGGTTCTCTTGTAGTGTTTGCATATCTATTACGCCCTGTTGTTTTAGTTGCAACCCTGTTATTATTTTTTGTGGCTCATCAAATCCTGCCATAACACCATAGACTCTTCTAGTCTTGTACATTTCTGCAATATCTGTTCCTGGGTCATAAGATTCTTTAAATGCAGTTCCTTTTCTAAATCCTGCAATAGGTTTTCTTTGACCTTTATACATAATCTCATCCCACTCTAATCTCTTAGAATCTACTTCTTCTAGTGCATCAGTTAATACTGTTTGATATTCTCTTACATGAAGTGATGCAGATTGTCCTAGTTCTTCTAATCCTCTACCAGTAACAAAAGCATTAGGGCTTTGTCCATCATCTGATACTGGATATGCAGAACCTAGTCTTAGGTGTCTTTCAAGTCTATCTATTTGTTGGAACAATTGATAAGGCAAATTATTAGTTGGTTTGCTAACTTGCGAACCAGGTGTCAAGTAATTGACTGCGAATCTACCTTTTCTATATTGTCCAGATTCTATCTCGCCAATAATGTTGGTTTCTGTGAACACAGCATCTTCCATAGCAATAACAGATAGAACATTGATTTTTGCCATATTTGCCATCAAGCCAATTACATGATGAAACTGACTTTGCATTTGGTCAAAGCTGTAACGCTTTGCTACAACAAATCTTGGTCCTGATTTAAGAGGGTTAGGAATAAAATCTAATATAATTTTGTTTTCTGGTAAGAATACATAAGTACCTTCTTCGTCATAGTACTCTGCAACTACTTTACCTGTACCATCTGCGTTAGCCCATCCTTGGTCGTAACTAGATAGATACGCCATAGTATTATATTCTGAACTAACTTCATCAAGTATTACATTTTTATGTTTTGGATACATCTCTGCAAGTGTTGTGTGAGGTACTCTTTGTACTACAGCTAATTCTTTTGGTTGTTGGTCTACGCCAAAGTATCCTGGATAACATAGATAAGGGTCTCTTATCTCTGCTACTGGATAAGGTACTCCATTAGCATCTTTCTTTTCTTTTAGTATCCATACAACAAAACCATAACCAGGTAACCATCTACCTATTTGTGGTAATTGTTTATCTAGTTTTTGCATATCATCATACGCGTGTACGATTCGTTCTAGTTTTTCTGCTCTCTTAGTTGCTCTTTCTGAATCTTTATCGTTATATATATCTACTTTTAAATCTGGTGCTCTACCTAATTTTTGTGCAAATCTTTCTAATGCAGAAATTAACAAGTTAGGTGCTGGTAATTGTTTATAATCCATGTCTCGCATATCTTTACCAAGTAATGCTTTTAATCCATCTGCACCACCATTCATAATTGCTCTTATGTTTTCTTTATCGCCTACATAATCAGAGTGCATAGCTCTAAGTTCGTAAACTCTTGCATAAAGCTCATCTGCTGTTTTCATGTTCTCCAAACATCTATATCTATATCTAGCCCAGAGTATCCACTAAAGCTAGGTTCATATTCCATACCCATTGTAGCAAGTCTTTCTTTTTGTAAACGCCTTATTGTTTTCATTGGAAACCAACTCGCCATAACTAAGTCAGATTTTTGACCTACAGTTCTACTCTTGTTTTGTGCAGAACTAAAATATACTAACTGACTTGTATATAAGTTTACCTTTTCTTGTGCTTCAAAGCTACGATAAGGTAAATTAATTAGCTTCTGCTCAAACAATGGTCTCATAGCTGTAACACCATATACTGGGTCATGCTTGTTGCCATAAGTTTGTGTACCTTCTAAAAAGATACCATGCTTTCCTGCAAACTCTCTAATTGATTTATCTTGTCGTATCGCTCTCTGAAAACCATTCTCTTCAATAACCCAGTGTGCTAAGTTATATTTTTGAAACCAACTCTTTATTATTTCTAATGCTACTGGAATACCTCCACCTAAACTATTCTCCATATCTATCATAAATAGTTTATCTGTCTGTTGGTCATATCCCCACAAAAACGCAGCTTGGTATCCTGTTGACGCAGGGTCAAGTCCTGCAATAAGTCTTACATTATTTGGTATGTGTCCTATGTCTCTGTTTTGGTCTCTACATTCTTCTATCTCTGGTCTGTCAAATAAACTCATACCATCTGGCATAGCTACATTAAGATAAACCATTTCATAGATTGCTCTACCACCTGTAGTCTCTGCAGCTTTCTTTCTATCCATAAGCCATTTGTATGTTCTCTTCTTAGCCCATAACATACACTCTTGATGTAATTCATTATCCCAATCAGATTTTGTACAAGCAGTATCATGTGCTTCTTCTACAATAGTTAACCATGATTCGTTGTCTAACAAGTGTGAATACAAATCGTCATAGTGTTGTCTTGAACCTATAACAACCATAGCTGTATGTTCCTCTTTACGACTTGATAATGTTGTAGTCCACCAGTTTCTTGTGTTCTCTCTTGATGCAGGTTGCATAGTAGAACTGTGGTCCTCAATGTCATCTGCAATAATTATGTCACAGTCACGAGAGAGAATCTTACCACCTCTACCAATACCTACCATAGTAGGAGATTTAATACCAGTAACAGTACGAGTACCAACAGTAAAACCATTCTGTGACCAAGACTTACCAGTTCTACTTGTAGGTTTAAACTTAGGTCCAGGTCCACATATCTCTTCTATTAATAATTCGTTACTCTCTAGTTGGTCAAGTACAGAACTGACTGCGTTCTTTGAAATCTCTTCGTTACCACCAACCCATAATATTCTTATGTTTGGTTTTGTGCATATTAACCATACTGCAAAATGTATTAACAAGTCAGTCTTACCATGTCGTGGTGGTGATAGTATCATTTGCTGATTACCATGTTCTATTGCTTCTAAGATAGAATTAATCCATTTGATGTGAAAATCTGGTGTTTCGTATGCGTCACCTGTTTCTGTTTGAAAATATCTGTCTCTAAAATCTCTAAAGTCTTGTAATGATTTTTCTGCTACCTGTGGTAACTCCCAAGTCTTTCTTGCTTCTTCTTGTTCTAAATCTTCTATGTATGCTTGATACGCCATAGATACTGCTGCTACAGAAGTTTCAAGTATCTTTGCTACATCTTGTATAGTTGTTTTTTGTGTAAGTATATCTTTACCTAGACCTGATTCTTTTAGGTCGTTATAAACTACACCTCTACGACTTTGTACATTTTGTTTACTAGGTATAACTAATTCGTCTTCTTTTTGTACCCATTGAACGCCTTTAGCTTTAGCTCGTTTCTTTTGTGTTTGTATTCTGTTAGCACATCTATCGCTACAATATTTTCTACGCTTACCACTAAGAACTCTTTTACACCCTGCAGCGTAACATAATTTTCTATCTGACATAACCAGTACATTCTTTATTTTTACACTTCATATTGTCCTTGGGTAGTAACACCTCTCCACATTTTGGACAGGGTATAGTAATGCTCAATTATTTTTTCTTTACCACATTTTACAAGACCAATATCTTGGACTTGTTTTATCTTTAGCTGTATCACATTTATGTCTTGCTCTGAATGATTTTCTAGCTTCTGGGTTATCTTTACGAATCTCCATGTTGGGGTCGCCAAACATAACCTTTTTAACTTTGCCACCATCTTGTACAAAAACTTTAAACTTTTTACGACCATGACCTGGCTCACCCTTACCAATCCTAGATGGACTGTTAAGTTTGACAGATTTACCTTGATACTCAGCCATACTTACTTCTTTTTCTTTTTACCTTTTTTGGATTTTTTCTTCATCCCTTTTGGGTAACCAATACCTTTTGGCATAATTGCTCCTAGCTTATAATCTTTATCATAACACAAAACGCCACACATGGTGGCGTTCTGTTATCGTACAGTCTGTCCATTTACTGTAATGAAAAATATGAAAGTTCACAAAACTATTACATCTCTTTACACCAGTACACCACATACTTTTGTTACTTAAAGATGAAAAGTTTTCTTTCTTTTCATAAATTGAATTGTATCCTCATACAATTGCCTGGATTTTCCAGGTATAAGTACTATAGTACGCCCCCTGGTTTAGTAGGTAAAAAAAAATTTTTTATATATGCCCTCTGTTGCAGTCGTAACATAGATTAGTTTTGCCATCAAGTAAAGTAACCTTGTAGCAGGATTCACAAGTGTATTGGTCCTTTGATTTGCTCATTCCTCTTCAAACTCCTTACAACCTACACATACACCATTAATGAGTTCGTCCTCCCAGTAGGGATGTAAGCATATATCACAATCAGTAACATAAATAAAATCCATGTTTGTATCCTAACAGATAAACCCTCTATTGCTAGAGGGTCTATACTGAACAAACAATCAGGAGGGTTTCCTGAAGTTACGAATGTAACATAAGTATTATATCACATTAAAAATATACACAAGTTAAAACTAGGGGGTTACCAGGTGTAGGCGAAAGGAGGAAACTCCTACTTGTAATACGCAACCCCCTAAAATAATACTACCATTAAATTCTGTGGTATGATAAGATACAGATAACAAGCAAGAGGTTCTTCCTGCTTTAAGAAAAGGACCTTTGACAATATACAGTCAATCAAGTGGATTAGCAGGACCATGGTAACTAGCGTAATAGGCTATTACTTCACACATTTAAATGTTACTTATTTTAGTTCATTCTGGTTTTTGGGAGGGAGTGACACAGGGTTAGCTGTACTTATCATAGCTTTAATAGACCTACTATATATAGTACTACTTGTAGTACTACTATATCTAGTAATAAATGGTACACCACAATATGTAGTACCCCAATATCTTGTACCTACTTAACAGCATATATTTAGAGGGTACATCAACTGTAACTATGGGTAGCAGATTGAACCCCCCCAATGTTATATGCCTATATTATTGGTGTACCTAGTCTTAGAATAATTT